CGCAGCCGCTTCACAAGATCATCTCTCATATCAATCTCCATCAGGTTTGTGATCTATCGTCTTTCTCGCTGCGAACAGCGCCTGCTTAAACGCCTCGCGCGCGTCAGGGTCGAGCGAGCGCGCGTCAATCGTTACGGCCTTCACTTGGATTGGGCCGCCGTTCTCGCCCGTCACTTCGGTGCGCGTGCGGTCGCCATACAGTCGCGGCGCAATCTTCATCACGCGCCACTGGTAATGGTTCAACTTCACGCGCGTCGAATTGACGTTCGCCTCGGTGCATTCATTCGCCATCTTCTTGAGGTTCGCCATCTCAAGGTCGGCGAGCCCCTCGCGCGCACGCGCATATTGTGCCTCAAAATCGGGGTGCTCGTTCAACCACCGATAGACAGTCGCACGACCCGGCATGTTTGCATCGCCGCAGATGTCGAGCAGATCGCGTCCATTGATTAGCTCCTCGCAAATGCGATCAGCAAGTTCGGGAGTGTATTTCGACGGACGACCGACCGGGCGGGATTGCTCGGTCGGCGCGACTTCTTTTGACTTGCTGTTGCGAGGCATCAGAACTCTTCGTCTTCAGTTTCGATGCGCTTGGGCGCAACGGAAAGCGCATCTTTCACGGCCTTGCATGCTTCTGCGATGCGACCTTGATTGACGCTGTAAAGTGCCGCCAGCGTGTGCTGGTCGACGCCCTTGACGTGATACGCCCACGCGGCGCTGATCTTTTGCTCGAAGGTCAGCCGGGCGGCCACGTTGTCGAGATCGAAACCGCGTTTCATGCGAAGTCCTCTTCATCAGTCTTTGCGGTTGCGCGCTTGATGGCGGCCTGACCAAGCGGCGTGTCGGCGAGCATTCCGAGTGCATCCATGTAAGTGGCAAGTAGCGCCTGCTCTTCCAAGCGTTTGGCTGCATCCATTTTGCGGAGGCTGATGACCTTCTTGATGATCTTCGGGTCGAAGCCGTTGCCCTTGGCTTCCTTGAAGATGTCCTTGATGTCCTCGGCGATTTGAGACTTCTCGTCTTCGAGGCGCTCAATGCGTTGGACTATGCTTTGCAGTTGGTTATTGGTGCTCATGATTTCCCCTCATGAATGACATCTAAGACGGCGTCGGCCTGACCCAAGCAGAAGCAGCAAAGGGTCTTGCAGGCGTCGAGCGGCGCTCCATCGAATTGATATGCGCAAAGGGCCGCCGCTACTTTGTCTCTCAATTTCGAGACATCGTCAAGTTGCGTCAGTGGCGCGTCATGTGGCGGGTGTCGAGTTTCAACAGGATCATGCGGCACAGTTTCCATTGCTCCCGTGGCGTGAGGGTCTTGAGATAGGTCACGAGGCCGAGGCTCAATTCGAAGTGCGAAATGGACATGGCGGCTCCTTCCCCGGCCCTGTGGATAATTTATTCTACCACCGGGGGTGGGGCAGTTGACAGGCGAACTTTATTCGTTGTACTGTTTTTCCACGGTCGCTGATGACCGCACCTTATGGAGATTGATATGCTCAAGCTTGGCACCGAAACTGGCTCCCTCATCAATCATGTGATGTCGCGCATGACGGCTGGCCCTGACCCCGTTGCTGGCGACCCGGCCACGGTCCTGCACTGGTCAGACCGCGACCCCGCCACCGTCGTCCACTGGTACGCAAAGAGCCAAGTGGTCGAGCTGCGCGGCGACAAGGCGAAGTGCATCGACTTCTACAAGCAGGACTATGAGTTCGAGCGCAGCGACACTGGCCCGACCTATCACTTCAAGCGCGAGAAAAACGGCTCGTGGGTGCAGGTGTACCTGAACAACGCCACCGGGCGCTGGATCAAGTGCAAGGGCTCCGGGCTGGTGCTGGGCCGCCGCGAGAAGTATCGCGACCCCAGCTTCTGATGGGCGGGGGCTTCGGCCCCCTCTCACCCCCCTCCCATCCCCCACCTATCCCACCCCTATGGAGATCGACATGACCATTCTCGAAACCAAAGTTCACTACGTCACCAAGCGCACGGATCGCCGCGAGGGCGGCTGGTGCGAAGTCGGGGTCTACGTCGACCCCATCCTGCCGGGCGCAGCGCACATCCTGACAGCGGTCATCACGCACCCCTGCAAGGGCGCAAAGTGGACCGTTCATGCTTGCGGCTCATATGAGAAGCGCGCGTTCACCAGCCTCGCCAAGGCGTGGTCACATGCATGGGAAATCGCCAAGCAGACTGACGCAGGGAAAATTCACCACAAAAAATATTTTCCTGACGCTTACCCCATTTGACAAACGAATAAAGTTCGCCTACAAGTTTGGTCATGGTCGCTGATGACCGATTTTATGGAGATCGAAATGGCACGCAAGGCAACCACCTACACCCACCGCCAAGTCCAGACCCGCAGCACTGGCATCAAGGGCATCATGCGCTCGGCCGCCTTCGTGCGCGGCTTCAACGAGGCCCGCAAGGGCGTGGCGCTCGACTACGACGCCTTCCGCGACACCAACGACCAGTGGGCCTACGAGCGCGGCCGCCAGTTCGGCTGCATCTTCGACGGCCCGCTCAAGATCGGCCAGTCAGTGAACCTCGGCGCTGCGGTACAGTTCTCGCTGGCAATCGGTCGGAAGGAGATTTTCTGATGCGCTCGACCATCCCCGTAGACGAGACTGGCAACACATACGGCAGGCTGACGGTTCTCCGTCAGTCTGACACCGTAAAGCCGGGCGGCCGCTTGTGGATATGTCAGTGCATTTGCGGCAAGCGCAAAGAGGTTAATGGGCGCAAACTCAGAGACGGCAGGATCAAATCCTGCGGCTGCCTGCAAAAACAAAACAGCTTGAAGTACGTCAGAAAGTTTATGAATAAAAACGCCCTCGACAAAATTGATGACGACATCTTGTGAGCGAATTGACAGACGAATTTTATTCGTCTACAAGTTTTGCATGGTCGCTGGTGACCTGACCCTATGGAGATCGAAATGAGCAACTGGCACACTTACACCTTCTGCGAAATTCAAATCCCCACCGAGCGCGGCGTGGCCTTCTGCGACGGCACCTGCGACGTTCACTTCGACCGCGACGGCGTCATCGACGTGGTCGGCTGGAAGATCCGCGTTACCGACGAGGATGGCGAAGACTTCCCCATGACCGTCGTCATCCCCGACCTGCAAAAGCAAATTTGGGATCAAATCCGCTGGCACGCCGAGGAGAGCTGCTACGGGGATTGACACCTGAATATAATTCGTGCGAAGAAAGTTCACCGCTGATTTGCGGCAACCTTATGGAGATCGAAATGTCCAACACCATCGCAGCCGTTGAAGTCTACCTCGCAGCCAAGGCCCAGCTCGACGCGGCCGAGGCAGTCCTCAAGGCCGCCAAGGCCGACGTGATCGACATCGTGGGCGGCTACGGCTTCCTCGAAGGCGAGACGGCCGACCTCGACGTCGCCGTGCAGGCCCGCAAGTCCATCGACGAGAAGGCGCTGCTGGCTCTGGGCCTGACGCAGGCGCAGATCAACTCCTGCAAGGTCGAGGGCGCTGCCTACCCGGTGGTGCGCATCAAGGCCAAGAAGGCGAAGGCGGCCTGACATGGAGAGCCCCATCGCCCTCACCCAACTGCCTGACGGCACCTACCTCCTGACCTACTTCGGCCGGGAGGCGGGCTGGATCAGGAAGGCCGAGCACACTGGCCGCCGCGTCACGCTGTGGCGCGCCCTCTCGGTGCATGGCGAGATCCGCCACTGCTACTCCCTGAACGCCGCGCGCAGCGCACTGCTGGAGATGTACCACTGATGACCCCCGACGCCTTCGCCCAGCTCGTCAAGACGCTCGGCATGACAAATTCTGACGTGGCCCTTATTACCGGAAATACTATCCGGGCGGTCCAATACTGGATGACGGGGAAGAACCCCATCCCCCAGTCCGCCTACCTGCTCGTGAAGGCAATGGCCGAGGGCAAGCTCGACATGGATTGGGTGGCCGACGAGGTGTCGGAAATCCTCAGTAGTGCCTAGAAGCGATTAGGGGAGCCGCTGACAGGCATCGAGGGGTCGGGGGTAGCGGTACACCCCGGCCCCTTTTCTTTGCCGTCAGCGGGCTTCCTATTGGCTCCGGCGGCCATCCTAAAATGGAATGACGTCGTCAATCGGCGCATGGCTGTCGGGGATGGCCAGCAGCGGGTCGCGAGACGGAGGTCCGACGCGGGTGACCTGAGCGCCCGGAAAGGCCTCCTTCACGACTGCCAGCTGCGGCAGGTTCTCGATCAGGTTCGCAATCTCGTCGAGCGTGTAGACGAGCACATGCCTGCCAGCCTGCTGCTCCTTCGCCTTGGGCACGTCGCGCCAGTCGCGCACAATGGCCGCCACCCTGCCGTCCCGCAGGGGAACCTCCCAGACCTCCGGCGCGGCCTGCGCCCTGCCAGCCTCCACCGCAGCCCGGTCCAGCACTTGCCACGCCTTGACCATCCGGCCGCCCTCCTGCCGGACCTCCTCCAGCGTGCCGTGCCAGATCGCCTGATTGAACTTGTACCGCTGGCGGTCGAACTTCTCGCGCAGCTCCGCACCGACCAGCAGGCGCAAACGGTCTGCGCCCCACTTCGCCTCCATCTCGCTCGCGATCAGGTCGACGTCGTCACGCACCTCCGCCCCGGCGATATAGGTGCCGGGGGTCTTGTGCCAGTCCGGGATCGAGCGGTCGCTCACCGGGATGCCAAACGAATACTTTTGCGCCTTCGGTTCATTCGATTTCGATTTTGCCATGTTCGTGCTCCGACTCGCTGACTTCGGGGCGGCGGCGGAAGTCCGCCAACCCATACGAAGTATGGGGGTGATGGTTCCGGTCACCTCCGCCCGGTTTTTCAGGGGGTTGAACGGAACTTCCGCAGACTTCCGCATGTAGTTCCGTTCAATGATTTCAATGACTTACAGACCAACCTCCGCAACCTCCGCAAGTTTTTGGTGACCTCCGTGGGTGACTTTTACGCGCTTCCAACTGCTAATCAGACGCCAGAAGTCTGGCTCGTATGGGTGCGGGAGCCAACGCTCAGTGAGCGGGTCCGGGTCTTTGTCGATGGCAAAGACCACGGCCGTCGGCAGCCAGCGCCCGGCCCTTGCCCGCGCCTTCCAGCGGCGCTTGGAGACGCCCTTGCGGGGTTTCATGAGCGCACCGGGTAGCCGTTCCAATCCAACCCCTCCCACGGCACTGACTGCTTGCGGATGGGTTGGAAGGTGACAGGGTCGCTATGCGAGAACATGCGCAGGGCCTTCTCGTCCTCGCGGTTCTCGATGGCGGCCGTCTGGAGGCCGCTTAAAAGCATCCCATTAACTGCCTTGCCAAAGCGGCGAGTGAAGTCGTCGCTTAGGAAAGCGGTCGGAGAGTTGATCGTCTCCATGACCCTGATCTCCTCCGGCTGGCCAGTGAAGATGCTGACGCCCCGGACGAGCATATAAGGCTCAAACGGGATGACCTTGATTGGCATCAGGTTGCCCGCGTTGACGATGGCCGGGGACGCGAAGAGCGACCCCACGCCAGTGAGGAATGAGCGGCGGTTCATGCTTCACCCTTGCGCTTGAGGCGCATGTCAATCCGCTCTTCCCTCTCAGCCAAGAAGGCTGCCTCGTAGAGGGCGTCCTCGATCTCGTCGAGGCGCATCCAGCGGTCGGGGTCGTAGAGGGCGTCCTGAGCGATGTCAGCCGCGTTGTCGAGGCGGTCGCGCATCTTGCCGCCCATCCAGTCGATGCACAGGATGATGTCCTTGAGGTGGGCGCGCAGGCGCAATGCCTCGCGGACGCACTGCTCATATTCCGCGATGATCTCCTCGCGGCTCTTCTCGATCATAGTTCCGAACATCTCACTCATTTCAGTCTCCTCAATCAATCCGGCCCACGACGCGCAGGCCCTGCATCTTCGTTGATTTGTCAGCCATCTCGTAAGTCAGCACCTCATTGTTTAGCCAAGTGTCGATCATGTTCTCCGCGACCTTCTCGATCACGTCGAATTGCTGCTTAATCAGGGCCGGAGCATAACGGCCCTGCTTGCGGGTCTGGGAGTAGCTCGACCACGGCTTGCCGTCGTCCCACGCGCGACGGATCGCGTCGAGGATCTTGCGGCAGGTGTCCTTGGGCGGCCAGACATTCGGGTCATTGGTCGGCGGGTCGCACTCGCTCGCATACAGGCTGCCGTCGCCCGTGATGTCGTTGAGCGTGACCTTGCGCAGCTCGAAGGGCTGCTGCCAGCCGTCCTCGGCGCTCTTGATCTTCTTGGCGTGCAGGTAGCCCACCCGCTCGCCTTCCTCGCGCTCCACGCCCAGCAGGAAGTCGCCAGCGCCGTCGAAGACCGTCGAGCCGCGCAGGTTGCCAGCGCGCGACGTGTGGTGGACGCCGACCACGGTCGCCCCGAACGTCGTTCGCACCGCGTCGCAGGCGGCGATGAACAGCGTCATGTCCTTCTGCAAGTTCTCGTCTGCGCCGGGCAGTACGCGCGACACCGTATCGACAAAGACCGCCACCGGGGGCGCGCCCGCGATCTGGGCGACGTGGGCGACCGTCTTAATGAGGCGCTCGACGTCAGTCGCCGCCATGAAGTTGATGGTCTGGCGGATCAGGTAGAAGGGCACATCGTCCGCGTTAATCCCCGTCTCCCTCTCCCACGCGGCGATGCGATACTTCATGTCGCCGACGCCTTCGGAGGAGATATAAATCACGGGGCCGTGCTTCTTGATGTCACGCTCAAACCACTGGCCACGGCCGGATGCGATGGAGAGCGCCATGCTGATGGTGATGAATGACTTGCCACAGCCGGGCGCGCCGAAGACGAAACCGAGCGCCGTCTCGATCATGAGCTTGTCGATCAAATAGTTCGGGTTGGGCAAAGACTTGATCCCCTTAACGTCGAGCACCTCCATGACGTCGGCAGGCGTCTCGACAGGCTTCGGTGTCAGTTCGCCAGTCTCAGGGTCGAAGTCATAGCCCTTCACTTCCTGCGGAGGCTCGACCTCAAAAGGGCGGGAGGGCTTCTCAACCTTGGCAGCCGCCGACACCTTGCCGTCCCACTGCGCCATCGCGTTGGCCCACTTGTGCTTAAACATCGAGAGCCCCCGGCCCTCGCGCTCCAACAGCACCGCATTAAGCGTACCGGGCTCGACGATGCGACTTTTGACGTGGCGCTCGTAGTTCGTGAAGGCCGCCTGCAAGGCCGCCTCACTCTCCATCTGTCCGGGCGGGATGGGCGCGTCGCGGTACAGGTCGAGGACGGCGGCCCAGATCAGGCGCGTCATGTAGTCCTCGCGGCCGTCGACGATGTTGCCGAAGGCATCGACCGCCTGACCGGGTGACGAAGTAACTTCGCGCTCGCCTGTTACCGGGTTTACGACCGAACTTCCGCCGTGCTCGCGGGCGAGGTCCGTCACGGCCTCGCAAAGCCACGGCGGCGCGTCAGCAATCTCAATCTCCCACGGCTCGTGGCCCTCCTTCCAGCGATACGATTGGCCGCTGATGTGATGGGATGGCGGCATCATGGCGAAGCCGCCTTGGCCACGAATGTCGACGCCAATCTTTGTCTTGCAGGTGGGCGGGGTCCAGCCAGCAGGCGCGCGGAAGAACAGCTGAATGCCCCCGCCGCCCGTCACCTGCTCGACCGTCTCCAGCTGGCCCGCCTGCGTCTGACGGTCCTGCTGCTCCATCCACCACGCCTGAGCGCGCTCGTCCTTGTGCAGGTCGAGGTCGATCACGAACACGCCGCCGGAGCACGAGCCACAGATCAGGCCCATGTTGTTGCGGCGGATATGCTCGCCGCCCTCGCCGTACCAACGCTCGAAGGTCAAGTCGGGGACGAGTTCATTTTCAAGCGCGCGCCACTTCGGCAGCGCCGGGCGCTTCCATTGCTGCTTGTTCTCGCGGTGCGACATGGCGGGCACGACCTGAAGGCCTGCCGCTCGATACATGTGCGCCCACTCGGACGGGTCCGAAAATTCCGGGTCGAACGCAGTCATCATTTTTACAGTTCCATCATTGCCATCTGTCGTTGACATCTATTCGCCCCTATCACGCGCTGACGCGATATTCTCTATTCTCATCAATCCAGCCTTGATCTGCATTGATGAAGACGGGCTGTATGAAAATCTTTTTGATTTCAGAATTGCCTTTGCCGTAGGGCTGGTGACGAATGTGACCGCGACGCAAATGCGGGCGAACTGTTCCACCCGACGACCCTTTTGATCTGGCCGTCTCGGTGATCTTGCCAATCCTGATCGTTGTGACAGATGAATATTGTGACAACATTTTTTCGCGACGATTGCGCGAATTTGGCTTGTTGCAGGTTTGAACATCTTTCTCGATGTTTTTTGTGGCGAGCAAAACAACCAGCAATCTAGCGGTTAATTGAGCCATCCATGTGAATTGCTTATCGAGCATCTCCTGCTGAGGATGCTTGCCATTAAACCCAATGAAATTGCGTCCATCAGCGGATATATAAGGCGCGACGTAGGCATGCTCTTCTTCGTATTGGTAGTGGAACAGAAACTCGCCCTTGCGAAATAGCTCGTTTTTGTCAGCCAAGTAGCTTGGCAGTTTTTGTCCAAACTCAGCCTCTGCCAGCAATTCAATGAAATGCACTTTTGCCTGAATGCAAAAGCGTTCAAATGGCGGCTTTAATATTCCAAGCTCATCCATATCTGCTGCGGTCTTTTGGACGTCGTCCCACGCGACTGCTGCAAAGACGTCGGACGAAATTTTAAACAGGGGCAGGCGAGGCATATCCATTTTGATCTCCATTAGGTTAGTTACTTAGTCGCTGCATACCACGCCATGCATGCGGCATCTGCGCGGCCATCGTCCTTCTTGCGGGCAAACAGATTGGCATATGCCGGGAACAGCTCCGCCGCCCGCTGGCGCGAGGCCTCCTTGCCGCCACGCACGCCTGCGGCCTTCTGCCAGACCTGCGGCGGGATCAGCGTGGTTCGGATGTTGAGGCCAGCGAGCACCCCCTCGACCATGCCGAGGCTGCGACCAAAGGAGAAGACGGACGACACGCCCTGACCGGGCATTGCCCCGACCCGCTCGACCACCGCCGTCAAGTCACCCTCGGCTAGGCGGATCATGCTGGCCATCATCTGGGGCGACAGCTCGCGCTTCTTCTTGCCGCCGCGCTCGACCTCGACAGTAGGCATGTCAATAATTGACAGGTGCCCCTTCTCCGGGTCGAAAAATGCCATTGCGCCGGACAAACCGGGGTCGATGCCAAGATAGATCACGCTGCTTTCCTCGCCGCTTTGTCGAGCTGTTCAAAGTGCTTCCAAGAGATCACGCCGCCCGTCTTGATCACGAGGTGGGGCCGCCACTTGTGGGGGATCGTCTGACGCGCGCGCCACTTATCCACAGCAAAGCGAGTGACGCCGAGTTCCAGCGCCGCACGCTCCACCAACTCCCAGTCGATCTGCTTCTTGTTGGTCATTACAAGTTTGTCCTCGTGTCGCCCTTACGCAGGCGCTTCCACAAATCCCACGCCCACATCCAGAAGAACAGCACCAGCGCCACAAGCACGGACACAATCAGCAGGGCGAATAAGATTTCGATGATGGCCATCATTGGAGTTCCCCTCAGTGAAGCGCCGAGGCTTAGACATTTTGTCTTGAAAGTCAATCGGGGGAACAGACATTTTGTCTCTTGACCGCATTTAGCAAATCAGCCTATCGTCGCCGACCAATCAGATCGAGTACGTTATGAACCCTTTTGAAATTCACCAGATCGAGCACTTGTCTCCATCTACATGCAATCTCTTCGCCGCCAGTCCGGCGATGTTTGTCCTTCAGAAGTTGATGAAGGTTCGCTCGCCTGTGGGCGCTGCGGCTCATCGCGGCACCGCCGTTGAGAGCGGCATTGTTGCGTTCCTTAACGGAACGTCTGCGAGCGACGCAGTGCAAGTCGCAGAGAAAGAGTTTTCGTCACTGACTGCGCTTTCAGGCGACCCGCGTCGCGAGAAGGAAGAGGCCGCGATCAAAGACATGGTGCTGACGGGCATCAAAGAGTTGCGCGACTACGGCAAGCCCTCGTCGACGCAGGGAAAGATTGAGCACCACTTCGAGGGCCTGCTCGTGCCGATGATTGGGTTCTATGATTTGGAGTGGGAAAATCATGGCGTCCTCACTGATCTTAAGACTACGCACGCGCTTCCGTCCAAAATATCCACCAGCCACGCACGGCAGGTTGCACTCTATCGCGCTGCGCGGGGCGACAATCTCGATGCGCGTATCACCTACGTCACGCCGAAGAAGTCTGCGACGTACGTTCTTGAGAACCCTCGCGAGCATCTTCAGGCCTTGGAAAAAATAGCGTTGACCATCCAACGCTTTCTGTCTCTCAGCGACGACCCGAAAGTTCTCGCGTCGTATGTCGTCCCTGAAGTGGACAGTTTTTATTTTGCAGACCCTCTCGCGCGTAAGGCTGCTTACGACGTGTGGGGCCTGTAAGAGTTCAGCCCATGTGGGCGAAGGCGAGTGACTGGCCAGACAGTCACAACATGGAGTAGTAAAATGGCACTCGGTTTTGAATATGGTGGTTCGGGCGGCGGTAACTTCCTGCCCATCGTGAAGTATGACGCCCGTGCGGGTCGTTTCTTCCGCGTTGATCGTGAAGACGGCACGTCCATCCCCACCGACATCACACGCAACTTCAAGGCTGTGTTTGATTTTGAGAACATGGAAATCGGTTGGATTTGCTTTAACGCAGGTTCTGCTCCCGACTTCCAGATGGTTCCCTTCGGTCAGGCTCGTCCTGCAAAGCCGTCGGACAACCACAAGGGCGGCATCCGGATGGTAATCAAGTTGAGCGGCGAGTGCGGCGGCGACTGCCGGGAACTTGCTGGCACGGCTGCCGCTATGATGCGCGGCATTGATGCTCTGCACGATGAATATCTTGCGGGCGTGAAGGCCAACCCCGGCAAGCTGCCTGTCGTCGTGCTTGAAGACACTGTGGCCCTCGAAAGCGGCTCCGGCGCTAAGAAGTCCACAAACTATCAGCCTGTCTTCAAGATTGCTTCTTGGGTGAAGCGCCCTGCGGATCTTGCTGACGCGCCTTCGCGTGGCAGCTCTGACGCAGCGCCTGCACCTGCACCTGCACCTCGCTCCGCTCCGCCTGCAACAGGCTCGACGCGCGCCGCAGCCCCGGCTGCTCGTGCTCCTGCGCCTGCGATGGCCGACGACGAGGACTTCGGCTAATCAAATCGGGGGCGGCCTTCGGGTCGCTCCCTCACTCATTTGGAGATCGACGTGAAATTCCTCATCACAATGAACATGCCTGCCCGTTCTGGTCCGTTGATCCATCAGATCATTTGCGAACATCCCGCACAAAGCTTGAATGAGTTTTGTCGCGCGCTTGAGACAACTGACTTCTTGGTGGTTGACGAGTTCTATCGTGACACTGACGCGCCGCGTGGCGCTGACGCCTACTATCACGTCGGGCAAACTGCCATCAATCATCGTTACGTTGGCAAAGTTAAAATGATGGGCAATGTCACGCACCAGCATCGCGGTGTCCGCGATCATGACTAATGGAGAATAGATATGAAATATAATGATCTGCTCATGAAGGCTGCTCACGAATACAATGACCGCGCGCCCGTCTACGGCGGCTTCGAAGACCTGTTCGACCGCGCGTGCATGATCTACAACCTGACGACTGGCAATAGCATCACGCCGTGGCAGGCTGCGATGTTCATGAACTGCCTCAAGATGGCACGCATGAAGCACTCGCCGGGGAAGATGGACAACTACGTCGACGGCATGAACTACACCGCATTTGCTGGCCAGTTCGCCAGCGATGCGACCAATCACGCCGACGACATCGAGCAGCAAATGATCCGCGACATGGCGGCGAAGCTCGCGCCTCAAAAGACTGAACAGCAGGGTGACGCATGACTGTGACTGCATTAACTCACGACGACCTGCGCACGCTCGCCAATGACATCCTGAAGCTTCTGGGCGACAGCGACAGCGAAAAAGAGTTTCAGGACAAGTTGATGTGCGTCGCCGCATTCAACACCAACCTGATCTCGTTTCTACTTGTCAGCGGCGCGCCAGACCTCGACACGGCCCTTGAGGGTCTTGAGGCGTACAAGCGCGACGTCGCCGCCAACATCATGGCAACCTTCGGACCCATGAAGGACCAGATGAAGACGGCTGCAAACTAAGGGTGGGCGCGCAAGCGCCCATCTCACCCTATGAAGATAGATAATAATGATTTTGCAGCTCACCGAAATGATCCCAATGAAGACGCCGCTCGGTGATGGCTACGCCATCCTCGTGCAGGCCGGGGAGCATGACCAGTATTGGACTGTCGCCCTTGAGAGCGGCGCGCTGGTGACCTTTAGACAGGACCAGATCAGGATCGCGTCTAGCTACACGCACGCGCGCGGCATCAGCGACAAGAGAATGAAGGGGATCGTTAATGGAAAATGATGAACTTATTGCGTTGTGTGATCGTTACGAAAGCGTAATCTCTACGCTGGAAGAGCGCCTCAAGAAAATGGAGGCCGCCTTTGTGGAGATCGTAAACGTGCCCCTGTGGGATGAGTATCGCTGTATTGAGATCGCGCGTCAGGCGCTGAAGGAGTATAGAGATGAACTGCATGCCAAGCGAGACAAGAATACTGCGTGACCGCATCGAATACCTTGAGGAAGAGCTGCGGCAGCTCAGGGAAGACATCAGCCCTATCAACAATCCATTCAATGGCAGGTTCGGGCTCACCCGGCAGCAGGCCGCCATTGCCTTCGCAATATATCGCCACACCTCCATCTCAGGGCCGCACCTTGATCGCGTGACTGAACTGCACTCGCGGGCTACGGCTGGCACAGACTACGGCATGGTGGCGAACCGCACCAAGGTCGCCCTGTGCAAGGTCCGCAAAGCATTCAGAAAGATCAAAGTCGAAGTCGTGACTATTCACGGGATTGGCTATCGCATAAGCCTTGAGCACAAGGACCGTCTTCGTAAATTATTGGCACGGTAAGGAGTGACAAATGCTGACGCTGGAGGAACTGCACGCACACTATAAGGCCGTCCGAGCACGCCTGAGCCACCCACCAACCGCCAACATGATCGCCAAGATCCCTGAGCTAGAGCCAGAGCCCGTCCCTACAGTTGAAAAGACCTGCACGATCCTGAACTTCCCGACGCTGAACATGAACACGCCGGGGGTCGTCATCATTCAGTCTATTGCCATGAAGCACGGCGTGACTGTTGAGAACATCAAGAGCAACTCGCGCATTCATAAGCACGTCCTTGCCCGCCAAGAAGCCGCGTATGAGCTGAGGATAAATCGCAACTTCTCGTTGACAAAGATTGGTCAGATGCTTGGCAATCGCGATCACACAACTATTCTCTACTCAATTCGCAAACACAAACAAAGGCTCGCCAAGATTTCTCCTGACGAGCCCTCGGAGTGAGTTTACGAGCCTACGCAGCTGAGTGTCCACGCAGGCAAGATCATGATGCATCAGGGTCAGGAAACGCGCAAGGTAATCTTCAGTCTCTGGACTGAAGGTTATTCATTTATCCAGATTTCTGCTGCTGTTGGTCTCTCAAAAAAAGAGATCAGCAGGCATGTTCACGAGATGCGTAAGGCTGAAAAACCAAAACAGATCACAATCATGGACCTGACATATACGTCATGCCGTTATGTGATCGGTCGTGACGAGGAGCTTGGCTCTTTATTTTGCGGGCAGAAGACTTACAAACGGTCTTACTGCCCGCATCATTTTCA